AACATTTGCAGAATAGGGATCAACATATACCTTGAAACGACCATTCATTGTACCAGCGAAGGTAGAAGATGTGTCGTCAACGGCGAGGTTGTTGTTCAGAGCAGGTGTGTAATCAAGAACACCGGCCATCTGAAGAGCAGAAGCAACGTCAGCTGAAACGATCAGCATGTTACCCTTGCCACGACGGGTCTGTTGACCAATCGCATTGGCGTCACGTTCGATCTGGAACATTAGACCCTTGAACTTCTCAACTGACCAACGACCATTTGAGTCGGTGTCCAGATCAAAAGTACCAGCAGCAGTTGTATTAACCTGTGCGCCGGGGACAGCAGTTACATAAAGCGAACGAATGACTTCACGGTTGATTTCAGCAAGGATTTCTGTAGAAAGAATGTTGCTGAGTTCCGTCTCGGCGTCAAGACCATGAATTGCCTTCAAGTCCTGTGCAAGTTCCATTGTGTACTCAGCTTTGAGCGCACGGGAAACGGCAGTAACCGTAGACTTCTCAATTGAGAATGCCATTTCAGCGAAAGCGTTCGTACCGCTATCACCAAGAGCTTCTGACTGAGCTCGTGTCATACCTGTTGCGGAAGTATATGTTCCGGGCGTGGCATCATTAAGAACAGAAGGGTTAGTTTCTGTAGCACCAATATCACCGCCACCGATTGTACCGGCAGCGTTCTGATTAGAAGTATCAGGGAATGCTTCGTCAACGAGGGCTTCTGCGCCGTCCTGTGAGGCAAGTGTGGAACGCATAGCAAAAATAAGTCCGGTTGGACCTGTCATTGGCTGCACACCACAAACGTCATAAGCAATGAGGTTAGGCATTGCACGACGAACTAGTGAGATCAAAATTGGGTCCCATGTGTCCATCTGTCCGCCGCCCATGCTGTTGGTTGGCGCTGTTTCTGTAAGGAACCCACGATCCTCACGCATTGCTTTTTCTTGGTTCTCTAAGATGAGAGTAGTAACTGCCCGCTTATAAGAATCCGTGATCCTTGGTAGATCAGGGTGTTCTAGGACTGGCTGCCACTTTTCTTGTAGATGTTCTGTCTGAAACATTTGTTTCTCCTTTGTAATTACATCTGTTTATAATATTATTGGGCACGCTCTTTGTTACGACTGATTGCCGACATATAAGCGTTCATAGCTCCAGTCGTATCAATGTCCTGTGCGGTGCCACCATCTTCATCATCAAAAGTTTGTTCAACAATCGTCTTTGGGAAATAACTTTCCTTCAAGGTGTCGAGTTTTGCTTTGAAGGACTCTTCGTCAGCAAAGTCAACATCTTCAGTAAGAGATTTGAACTTTTCAATTTCAGTATCAGTTAAGTCTTCGCAAGCTTCAGAGATAACCTGTTCCCGAACCAGTTTAGACTTAACAGATGTAAGGGAGATATTCTGCTCCATGACACTATTAAGTTTTTCTTCCAGTTCAGCAATTTTCTCAGATTGTGCTTCGAGAACGTCATATTTCTCATTTGGCACATCAATATAGTGATCTTCAAACAACTGTTTCAGTCCAGAGATAAAGTCTTCTGCAATCTCACCTTTTAGTCCACGTTCGATTGCCAACTCGTTCTCTTTAGTCCATTCCTCTACAACGTAGTTGAGATATGTATCTACTTTTTCTGTAAGAGCATCAACAGACTCTTCCAGTTTTACTTCAAACTCGCCAGTCATCGATTCGTGAATACGAGTGATTTCCTCACGGGTTTTTGATTTAACAGCAGCTTCAAAGATTGTTGCTGCCTTGTTCTTAAACTCTTCAGAGAGGTCTTCACCATCAACGAGAGCAGCAACGTCTTCCTTAACACTGATAGACTTGATCTTCTCTTCGATCTCTGCCTTTGCATCCTCTAAAGTTTTCAACTCTTCTTCTGTCTTAGCGTCATCCGCTTCAGCAAGAGACGATGCATGTTGAGCAAGCATCTCATCAATCTCAGACTTCTTCATCTTTGCAATCTGTTCAAGTGCCTGTGTTTTAGTCATTTTCTTTGCTTCAGCGACAACTTCGCCTTCTGGTACATGACCAGCAGCGAGCTTCTGAGGACCGTCTGCTTTACCAGCGCCCTTCTGTTGTGCATCACCACCAATTGCTTTTGCAGCTGCAGCGGCCTTCTTACCAATCGCTTTCTCTTCACGATCTTCATCGGCACCTTTTTCAACTTTAGCTTCTGGATCAGCACCACCAACATCGGCAACTTCGCCACCGGGTGTTACTGCATCGATCTTCTTTTTACCTTCAGCTGGAGTGGCACCCTTAGTTTGGGCATCACTAGCCTCTTCGAGTTCCGCAATCACTTCTGCTTCCAACTCTTCGATTGTTTGTTCTAATTCTGACATAGGGTGTCTCCTTACCTTTGTAATGATTATTTATAAATTAAAGTCTTTTAAGAAACTTAGCAAATGCTAGAGCTTCCTTGTTTGCGTTTCTTTGACGTTGCTTCACATCAAATTCTCTCTTCATCTCTACCATTTCCGCTTCCAACAATGCTCCGTTGTTCCAAACCCACTCTTTACCTTCCATAATACCTTCAACAAAAGCGTTTGGTGCGGAAGGATCAGCAACAATGTCTGCTGCTGTTGCGAGATAGAAGTCGTCCCGCACATAACTTGCACCGCCCTTTTCGTCTAAACTACCCATTCCCCGTGAGGAAACACCTAGTTTTGCACCTTCGTCCATAAGACTCTTCACAATCTCACCCATAGGCGTAGACATAATCTTCGCCTCTCCAATAAAGTTCTTTCCCTCTGGCACCAAAGACGTAATCATATGTGACACTCGTTCCAGATTGACGGTTGGCCCGTCTGGATGTCCAAGCTCACCAAATGCACGTTTCTCTTTAATAAAATTCTTATTGTACTTTGTAACTTCTTTCTGAAGAATTTCCATAGGATACACCCGACCATTACGGTTCTTGATGTCAGCCTGCATAAAAATGCCACGAATCTTGTAGTCCTTACCACCGCCCTCTTTTGCTTCAGTGATATACTCTACGTCTTCTACTGCCTCTGAAAATAGTTTCATTGTTTTATCCTTATGCCGTCCAAGCGTTGTCTTTTTTAAATTCTAAAATAACAAAACCAGAAGTGCCTCTCGATTCTCCATTGATATCAGAGGATGTTACAGTTGTATTTGTTGCAGTTCCCTTGATTAATCCAGCAGAACCATCATAGTGCCCTGTACCAGCAAGTTGTAGTGCAACTACATTTGCCGAAGAGCCGATAAACTTAATGATTAAATCACCAGTGTTTGCTGCAGCAGTACCCTGAGTGAGGGCCCACCAAGCACGGGACAGGTTTAATTTACTACCATTTGCAAAACCAGAAAGCCCGCCTGCATCAAGAATGAGGTTGTCAGCAGTATCATTATCAAAGATTGCCTTTACCGTTACGATACCACCAGCAGCTGGGGCATTCACAATCGTATCTCTTAATGTTGTCGTTACAAATGACATCTATCTCTCCTAGATCGCTAACATTTCTTTTTCAAAATATCCAAGAAGTTCCCTCTCAGGGACTTTAAATTTCTTTGATACATCGGTAATCGTTCTTTCGAAACTATTTAGGAAATCTGAAGGTTTCGCATCCATTTTTTTGAACAAATCGTCCACTGCGTCCTTCATTTTGGGTGAAAGACGCTTATATTGACTAGATTTCTTGTGTTCATCCCGTTCAACAACGGTTGACTCATAGATTTCCTCAATCCGTTTCATTTACATCTGCTTCCTTGTCCATATAACCTGACTTAACAAATGTGTTTGCAAGTTCTCTGCGCTTAACTTCTAGCGCATTTCCGACCCGTGCGGCCATTGTGATACTAAACGCTTTCTCAGCTTCGATATTATTACTACTCACAAGAGCGTCTACAAATTCCTTACTCATAATTACTTTCCTCCATTAAATTTCTGATCATCATCTGGTTTACCATCTTGTGTTGGGTCTTCATAGTCTGGCATCTGTTCTGGTGGAATAACACTACCATCGCCATCCTGTGGATACCTTGTGATACCGTCACCGCCATCCGGCATATCAATACCACCATCCAATGGATCAGTTTCAAGTTCTTTCTTCATCTGAACTCGCATCTCTTGAATTTCTGCATCAGTCATATTCAGAACCTTCTTCAATACAAATTCTTTACTGAAGAATGTACCAATGTAAGATTGAATACTATCAAGTGTCTGAATACGATCATTAAGAAGTTCTGCATCCTTCAACTCTGCAAAGTGACCATCTTCCATAAAGTCATACTGAATATGTTCTTGCATACGAGGCCAATCTTCTGGTGAGATTACGCCTTTAAGGAGTAGGTTAGTCTTGAGCAAGTCAGTGAATAGGGCGACAAATTTCTTACGAATACGTTGTACGAACTTAGTGAACTTGAGCTCGTCTCTAGTAATTTCTGATGCCCTTCCCATACTGAATCCGTTTTCAGCTTCAAGTCTTGAAATCGGCACATTAAGTGAACGGTATAGTTTTCGTTGGAAGTATACGATATCATCTATTTCCCCAAGATTAGCAGCGCCGGGTAGTGTACTAATCTCTGTGCCTCTACCACCCTCACGGCGAGGCAACCAGAAATCTTCAAGCATTGACATATGATTTCTATCATCTCGAATTTCTCCCGTAGTTGCATCGTAAACCAACTTGTTACGATAACGGTTCATCACATCTTTTAGATACTGTTCTGCTTTGATCTTTGGTAGATTACCGACATCAATATAAAAAATTCTACGTTCTGGCGCACGAACGATACGATAGATAACAATCGCATCCTCGATCATACGCAACTGGTTAACTGGTTTGATTGCTTTTTGAAGATGCGAGATAACTCGACCTGAGTTACTGTCAAGGAGTCCTGATGGAACATAGACAATCGAATCCGCAGAAATTTTAATTCCCTGATCATTGCCCTGCGAACCTACGTTTGCAAAACCCTTATCGCTGTAGATGAAATACTCATCTACCTTACTGACCATTTCGACGCCATTCTGGTCTACGCTAGGAGCTTTCGTTGTTTCCCGAACCTTACGAATCTTAGTTGGATCAATAAACCTTAGTTGTGATAAACCCCTCTGTGGGTCTTTGTTGTCGATAACTTTGTGGTAATACAACCTACCATCAACATACCAACGACGAAAGATATCATGACCCTTCTCATTAAAATTGAGAAGACGCAAGACTTCCATAAACTCTGCTCTAATACGTTTTTTAATTTTGTCTGGATAAGGTAAGTTAGTTAAATCGATGTTTACTGGAATATCATTTAGATTTGAAATGATCCCTTCATTCACAATATCTTCAACCGCAGCATCACACTCCGATTGCATAGAAATATCTCTATAACGACGAATGAGGTCAATGTCAGAGCGTTCCCGCCCATCTGTATCTAGTACAGATGAAAAGAACCCACCGCCTGCAACCTCAATTGCGCCGTCATCAGGAGTGGGGTCAGTGAAAGTTTTTCCACTGAGCCCCTGATCCTTTTTTGCTTTTTGTATTGAAAAGCCGAATAATTCTGCCATAATATTTTTATCTCCTACCGTCTATTTAGTAGGTTCAAATTAGAAGTTTACGCCTGAAGCTTCGAAGTGTTGATAGCTCCAACTAACTGAGAATTCTTCAACTGCACTTTCACTATCCATACTCAGGTCAATTGCAGAACCACTTGTCGTTGGCCAACAGTTACGAAGAATATATGTCTTCAGAACTGTTTCGTCACGATCCAGTTGTTCAATAGTCAAGTCTGTCTGATAGTCAGAAGGAGATACAACACCAGTATTCAATGCGAAATCATTGATACCATTTGACCAGCGTTCAATTGCGTTTTTAATCATAAAGTCAGTGTCATTAAGAAATGTAGTTTCCCAAGCTTCTGGAACAGCGGCATCACCCGCCATGAAGATTGTACGACCACGGAATTTCAATTCAATTGGAGTGATTGCACGGGTTGGTAATGCCGCAGCCTTAACAAGAAACGAGGTTCTACGAGTATCAAGACCGATTGCGATACCTGATGGTGGAGTAATAGTTACCCTAAATTGGTTGGCTCTTGCACCACCACCGATTAAACTTGCTTTAAAGTCATCTATGTTAGCCATGATTAACCTCCCACCTCACTAAACGCAACACCAGTTCGAACGGCGATGAAGTTTAGTGTAATAAAGTTGATTGACCTTGCTGGTTTGATGTAGATGTCACCAATAAACTCGTTACGGTCAATGACCTCACCAGTGTTATTAGTTGAATCACAAACTACCTTAAAGTCGAAAATACCTCTACGACCCTGCACATCCCGCAAGAAGGGTTCTACCAGATTACGGAACTGAGCTCTTGTAAATTCATCGTTGAACTCAAAGAGTTGGAACTTAGAAGCAGTGGCAATTGCCTTCTCAAGAACAAGGAACAGACGCCGCACGTTAATGCGGTCAAATGCACTTGGTTTTGTAAGAGCAGTCTTATCACCAAAGAGTGTAACACCCTGACCGGGAAAGTCAACCACTGGGTTGATCCGTGCCTTGTAGAGAATGTCACGATCTGCTTTCTGTGGGTTGTATGCGAGTTTAATTGCACCACGAACACCACCACGATTATAACCAGCTGGTGAGAACCAAGGGTCTGCAACACCATCAGTGTATGCACAAAGACCAGCGATATCACCATTCAAAGGAACAAATCGATACACATCACTATATTTGTCATACATGTACTTGTATCCACTGTCGAATACCATGTATGAAGATGATGGGCACTTGTCAAACGCATCCTTGACATTTTCTGTCTGAGTGATAGATGATGTTACACCAACTGTCGCAGCACGATAGGGTGATACGAAACCAACGCAATCTCTACGAAGTTCACAAAGATCAGTAATCATGGTTACAAAAGTATCCTGACCAGCTTCTGTATCTGCAACACCAGAACTTGGACCACCCATAATTAGGTTGATGTCAAGATTTTCTGTGTCAGCAAACTTGTCATAAGCAAGTTCAATTTCACCAGCAGTAACAGAGTAATCGTCCGTTCCACCAGTTAGTGTATCAACTGTAACACCACTCACTAGTGTAAAGTCTGTTCCTGTTGCAATATCTGTACCCCAGTTAGTACCTGCTGCAATATGATCTGTCCAGTAGATATAGTTGGAACCACGAAAAATAACATCTGGATAGTAGTTACCACCACCTTGAGTAGTTTTTGCAGCGGAGTTCTTAGACATTCCCGACCATACCTCAATAACTGAGGATGTACGCTGTCCCTTAACATCAACATCATAACCTGTGATGTCACCAGTTTTATCATAAACTACAACATGCAATTCATCTAATTCACCACGACCGTTTGCAATTGACCAATCAGATGTGCCGGGAGCGCTGTCAAAGAGGTCACTGAAACGCCACCGACGACGAATGAGAGAGTTATCAGGAATAATCGTCTGAAGTCCGCCACCAGCAGGATCATCAAGAACCCGAATGGTGAGGTCTTCAGAAGAAATTGCTGTAACTTCATATTCTATGTTACCCGTTTCCACTCTGTCATGACCGGCAGCTGCTGAAAGCACCAGAGCTACATT